TGCTGACGTTGATATAGCGGTGCGTCACGCACAGAGCTTCAGCGCAACGCAGGACTATTTGACAACCTAAGTTTTATCGGGAACGGCGGGGGGTTTTTAACCCCCTGCCCCCCATTTTCAGGGGGGGTTAGGATACCAACCCTCCAACAATAGTGGCACTGAGGGGCATACGTTAAGCCTTAATTCAAATGTAGGAGTGATTTTCATGGTCAAAGTTAAAATAACCCGCGATTGCTTTATCAAGGGCAAGCATTATGGTGTGGATGAAATTGCCGAGGTCTGCGAAAGGGATGCGTTTATCCTGACCGGAATCGACAAGGCAGTTGCATACGATGGGGCTATGCCTAAGATTGATAAGAAAAAGGGCAGAAAATAAATGGCTTTCACAGAATCACCGAGCCAGTTATTCAATACCCGTGACTTTGGGGTTGCCGCTACGCTGACCGATGTCAGCGCAAGCACAACCTCAACGGTCAACGGTATTTTCGATAACGAATCGGCCCTGGTGGATGTCGGAGATGTCGAGGTGGAAGCCACGGTTCCGAGATTCTATTGCCTTTACACCGATGTGTCGTCTGCGGTTGAGGGCGATACGCTGGCAATTTCAGGGACGACCTACACGATAGCCGGACCCATCATCAAGGATGAGTCGGGCATACAAGCAACTTTAATTCTTAAAGACTGATGCCGGACCACGTTGCAAAACAGGTATTGGATCAAGTCGTGACGACTTGCACCGGGTTGAGTACCACGGGGGCGAATGTATATCGATCTAGGGTGCATACAATGGTCGAATCCAAGCTCCCGGCCCTGCTGATTTATTCCAGGGAAGATGTGCTTGAAGAAGAAATGACCGCGATGCAGACCGATGGGACGAAGGGGATGCACTACGTCCTGACCGTGTCCATCGATGCAATTGAAAAAGATGCAAGCGAAACGACTGCGGAAGATAACTTGTTTACGATTCGGAAAGAGGTGCAGACCGCGATGGAAGCGGACCTGACCTTGAGTAGCACTTGCGATGACCTCTGGATGACCGAGGCCACGATTGAGGATAGAACGGGGGCGGGTGACAGTCCTGTCCTAGTGATGACGATGTTGTGGCAGTTCAGGTACAGGGTCAAGCAGGGTGCGCCGTCCACGGTTTTATCTTAATAATATAGGTGATATATGGCTGAAACAAAAATGACATTCTACCCTCCGGGTGGTGGAGAACCAGTTCACGCATACCCGGCTTATAAACAACAGTACTTAGATATGGGCTGGACTTTAGAGCCAAAAGCTAAAACCGAAAAGCCGAAGGCTTATGGAAAAACTGATCGAAAGAATAAATGAACTGGCCCGGAATCGTTTTTCCGGTACGGTCACAATTTCTTTCTACAAAGGGAGTCTTAGCAAGAAGATAAAAATTGAAGTCACAGAAAATTTAAAGCTGGATGAAAGTTTAATGGAGATGGATGGGACCAACCCGGACGGGAAGCCCTAAGTCCAAAACAACTAATCTAGGAACCACCGGACTACTCGATGCCCTAGTTGTGCTTTTTAAGCACTAAACATGGGCTTTTTTATTTGCCCGGAAAGGTTAAAAAAATGAGCAACCACAAAGGATCGGGGGGAACGGTTCACGTTGGAACCGATGCTGTAGCAGAAATTAAAAGCTACTCATTCAACGAAACGGCAAACACGATTGATGACACAACCATTGGGAACGACGCGAAAACATTCAAGGCGGGTCAGACTCAATTCTCTGGATCGGTGGACGTTTTTTGGGACGAATCTGATACCGCTCAAGTCGCTATGACCGTGGGTGCAGAAATCACCATCAAGTTTTACCCAGAGGGGACAGACAGCACAGATAAGTATTACACCGGGACTGCGATTGTAACGAGCATCGACCGCTCCGCAACGATTGATGGAATGGTTGAAGCGAGTTATGGGTTAACTGGTAGCGGTTCGTTGACTTTATCAACCGTGTGATTATTAACTAAATAGAACCACCACAAACGTGAGGTCTAGCAATGCCCAACGAAGTAAACAAAGAAGTCATAGAACGGATCAAGGCCCATTTTAGCAGTCAGGAACGGGCGCATTTCTACGTTGAAGAATGGGAAACGGATGTCTACATGAGTCCGTTGAGCCTGGACGAACAGGACAAGTTGAATCGCAGGGCGAAGGATTCACCTTATCAGCTTGCCGTTTATGCGCTGATTCTGAAAGCCGAGGATGAGCAGGGTGAGAAACTGTTTGGATTGGATGACAAGATGACGCTTTTACACAACGTGTCATTCGGGACGGTTGAAAAAATTATCTCGATCATGTTCAAATCGTCCAACGTGGATGATGCGGAAAAAAACTGACTGCGGACACTGACCTATTCGCCCGGTTCTTTGTCGCGGAGCAGTTACACAAGACGTTGAAAGAATTGGAAGAGATGACAGTGTCCGAGTTTGCACACTGGTTGGCTTATTTTAAAATCCAGAATGACAAGGTGAAAAACAGAAATGGCTAAGAAAGTTGCAGAAGCCAGGTTAGACATAACCGCAAAAGATAAGAGCAAGACCGCGTTCAATTCCGTCCAGGGCCGCCTGAAGCGGATGAAGGATGCCATGTTGTCCATGAAGGGGGCCATGGTGGGGACGATGGTGGTCGGGTTCGTTGCGATGGCGAAAGAGGCCGCCAAGACCGCCGATGCTATTGGAAAGTTTTCTGATCGTGCCGGGGTCACAACCGATTCCCTCCAGAAAATGCGGTTCGCTTTCGATCTTGCCGGGGTTGGGGTTGAGGCAGTCGATAAGGCATTTCTTACTTTTGGAAAGAGGTTAGGTAAAGCGCACCAGGGGATCGGTGCTTTGGCGGGTGGACTCAAGGGCGGGGAAGAAGCTCTACTAGAAAAGCTCAAGGCAACCAATTCCACCACCGAAGCCTTAGATGTGATGTTCCGGGCGATGGGAAATGCTGAAACGCAGACCCGGAAGCTCGCTATTGCAGATGCGGCTTTCGGTATGGCGGGACTTAGAATGACTGCGGCCTTCAGGGATGGGGCAGACGCATTTTATGAGGCGCAACAAAGGGCGGCAGACTTGGGGATCGTTCTGGATGAGAAGTTAATCAGAAATGCCGAGAAGATGAACGATGAATTGACTACCGTTGCCCAGGTACTCAAGCTCCAGTTCACGGCAACAGTCCTAGAGTTAGCCCCTGCCATTACCTCTCTCGCATCCAGCTTTCTACAACTTACAATCGCCGCACGAGCATTTACCAGTTTGGTGGGGGGGGAGGACAGCCAATTATCGGCATTTGAGCGAACCGTGCGAACCCTTGCCGCAGGGATTGATTTAATAGGCGAAAAAATGGCCCGTCTGGTAGGAGCGGAAGGTCTAGCCGAGTATTTTCGGGATCGAGCCTTTGGAAGTGCTGATGCGCTAATCACAGGGCAGAAGAGAATGACTAGGCCAGAATCTGTCCGTAATTCGGCTAATTACGGCAAGAATATATCTGCTGAACCATTTGAATTTGATTTTGGTATGGATGATATATTCGACAAAATGGGGGATAAAAAAGAGGCAGCTCTTAGGAAGTGGTATAAGGACACATTGAAGCAAGAGAAACTGGAGAAAAAAGTCCACAAGAGTTGGATGGATGACCATTACAAACAGGCAGAGTTATTGCGTTATGAAGTTGCTCATGGAAAAGAAAAAACGAAAAACATGGAAGCCTTGTTTGCGCTTGAACGTCAGAGGGGACGAGAGTTTACTCCAACCGAGTCGAAGGACACCCTACGCGCGATTGAGTCAAGTTACAGAATCATCGACCAACTCAAGACCAAGATAAAAGAAACGGAAATCGAACAACAAAGCTGGAAGCAAAATAATCTGGAACTTATGCGGTTGAAATTGCAATTCGAGGGGGATCGCATAGGGATACAAGTCCTTGAGGAACAAGTCGCGTTGGAGGAACTGCTGGGTCGTGATTTATTGCCAGATGAATTGGAAACCCTAAAGCAGAAGGTGGAGTTATTTGACGAACTCAATCAACGGCTGAAACTACAGAACGATATTGCCGCGATGGGCGAACGGGTGTTCGACCGCATGGGGGATGGGATGCTTACTGCCATGCAACGCGGCGAGGATGCAATGGAGTCTTTTAAGAACGTTGCGGTCGCGGCCTTGTTCGATGTTCAGCGTGAAATGTTCAAGCTGTTTGTGTTTGCCCCGTTGAAGAAAGCGTTATTCAGCGGTCTAGGGGGCTTGATGAGTCCATTTACCACCACGGTCGGGGAGAGTGGTTTGGGTAGCGAAAACTATGATGACATCCCCAAGTTTGCCAGTGGTGGTTATGCCCACGGCGGCAGGATGGCCTTGGTTGGTGAGCGCGGTCCTGAACTGTTTATGCCGAGGGTCGGCGGGACGGTGATACCCAATGACCAGTTGGGCGGGGGCGGTGTAAATGTAACTTTGAATTTCAGCACGGGAGTACAGTCCACGGTTCGCGCCGAGGTGATGGGACTGATGCCCGTCATATCTGAAAACGTGAAACAGGCGGTTGCGGAAGCCCGGATGCGGGGCGGTTCGTTCAGTGCCGCGATGGGAGTTTAAACTATGGCAATAACGTATCCGCTTAGTTTACCAGATGCGACAAGCTACCAAGCGGCTAGGATGACTGCCCGGAGCGTGGTTGGGGTGTCTAAGTCACCATTCACCGGGGTGCAACAAGTACAGAAGCACCAAGGCCAATGGTGGGAGTTCGAGGGCAGTCTGGCCCCGATGTCTAGGGCAAATGCCGAGGAATGGATTGCTTTTTTTCTGAAATTGAACGGGATGCAGGGGACGTTTCTCCTGGGCGATCCACTTGGCACGACCGCGAGGGGGGTAGCGACCGGAACACCGTTAATCAAGGGGGCAAGCCAAACTGGAAACAGTCTTATCACGGATGGGTGGACTGCAAGTCAAACAGGGATTATGAAAGCGGGGGATTATTTCCAATTAGGGACAGGGACAAGTTCACGGTTATATAAAGTCCTAGCCGATGCCGATTCAGATGGATCGGGTGACTCGACTTTTGATATCTGGCCCTCGATCAATACGGCACTGGCAGATAACACGGCCCTAGATGTTACCTCTCCGGTCGGTTTGTTCCGCTTGGCAACAAACGAGGTGGGCTTTGACCTACAGCAAGCGCAGAAATACGGACTTGCATTTTCAGCTTTCGGGGTGGTGTAGATGGCGCGAAATTTACATGCGGACTATGGAACCGCAGTTCAAGCTGACGAGGTTCACCCGATTCTATTGGCTAAGATAAACACCTCCGGGGGCGATGTCAGGATATGGACGGGAATTGGCGATATAACTTATAGCGCGGAAACCTATTCCGGGGTTGGTAAGTTCATGGGGGTTTCACCTATAAACGAGAAAACAGATTTGTCCGCCAACGGGGTGGCTTTTTCACTTTCGGGTGTTCCTAGTGCGATGATTTCCACCGCTCTGGGGCAAGTGCAACAAGGTCGGGCCTGTACTTTATGGATGGCCCTTTTAAACACCTCAACCGGGGCATTGGTGAACAACCCGTATGAGATGTTCAACGGGTTTACCGATGTAACAATTATCAGCGAGGATGGGGAAACCTCGACCATCGTGGTCAATGCGGAGAACCGATTGATCGACCTAGAGCGCACAAGAATCCGGCGGTATACGGACGAGGATCAGCAGAACGAATATTCCGGGGACAAGGGGTTCGAGTTTGTCCCGGCTTTGCAGGATAAAGTGGTCATCTTTGGCAAATCATAATGGAACGGCGCGAAGGTTGGGAACATTGGCTTGCGGAATTTTTGTTCAAGCGGAAGGATACCCCGTTTAAATACGGGGCAAATGATTGTTGTTTGTTTGTCTGCGATGCCGTTGAACAGATGACAGGGGTTGACCCGGCGGTTGATTACCGGGGGAAATATTCAACCAAGCGCGAGGCATTTGACCTGATCGATTGGGACATTGAGGGTCACATGGGCGACTTATTCAAGACTTATGGAATGACTGAAAACGGAATCAATCATGCGGGGCGGGGGGATGTCGCCCTAGTCAACGGCCCGATGGGGGATGCGCTGGGTGTGATTGATATGACGGGTGAGAGGGTGGCATTGCCAGCTAAAACGGGATTGATGTTCTTCCCGAAGGACAAGGACACGGTCAAGAAAACTTGGAGGGT